GCCTCCAATCTTTGCCCGCTGCCACTTCAGGCCCCGCTCATCCCTCCGTGCCTTGCATTATTGTCACGGCTGTTCAGGTCGCCTAATCTGTTTTCATGGCACTTGCAACTTCGCTTCGTAAAACTGCCAGCAAGGTCATTAACCGTTTTGGCGGGGACGTGACCTATCGCCAAGTCAGCGGCGGTGCGTACAACACGACGACCGGAGCGATCACCGAAACCGAAACCAACACGACTATCAAAGGCGTTGTTGATGCTGTTCGCAAGCAAGAATTAAACGAGCTGGTTCACGAACAAGACAAAAAGCTGATCATTGCCGCATCCGACCTGACCATCACGCCAAGCCTTTCTGACCGCGTTGTAATCAGCAACATTGTGCATCAGATCGTAAAAATTAACGTCATCGAACAAGACAACACCGCTATTGCCGTTGAGTTATTCCTGAGGGTCTGACCATGGCGCGTCGCATCAGGCTGGATCAAATCGGTGATTACAGCGAGGAAAAGCTGAATCAACTGATGCGCGTGGTGGTGCTGGAAACTGACGCCGAACTGAAAGCCCGTAGCCCCGTGGATACAGGACGCTTTCGCGTTAGCTGGGCGATTGGTGAAAATCAAGCCGGAAGCTACGACGGCGGTGAAAAACAACCTGCCACGGGCGCTAATCGCGGTAAATCTGAACCACCAGCAGCACCTGTGCCCGGACCGCCAATAGGCATTAACTACGTTCCCAAAACCGAAAAAGCTGGAAATACCTATCACATTTTTAATAGCCTTCCCTATGCCGAAGCTTTGGCCAATGGCCATTCCACGCAAGCCCCTGCAGGCTGGATTGATCTTGTTACAAAGCAAATGACCAATAGGGCGCGACAATTAGCTGAACAGATTGGGAGGCAGGACTAATGGCCGCCGTCAACCTCAACACAATTCGCTCCACGATTGAAGGCCGTCTGGCAACTGAGCTGGCTTTATCGCCGGCAATTCCGGTGGTTTTTCATAATCAGGCTTACAGCCCGCCCAACAATGGCACTTGGGTTCAGTGCCTGACCTCGTTTGGGAATAACAGCTTTCTAACGATGGGCGGCACAACCGGTAGCAGCAACAGCGTTATTGGTGTTGTGGTCATCAATATTTTTTCTGCCAAGGGCGTTGGACCCGGCGCCAACCTCACCGTTGGTAAAAGGATCCGCGATCTTTACAATAGAATCGTTGTGAGTGGGGTTCACTTTGATCCCCCGACAGGGCCCGAGGTGGTGGCTACGCCATCTCCAGAGGGTTTCTTCCAAACACAGGTCAGATTGACCTTTGAAACCTTCGAGGATCTGTAACCATGGCTTTTTACCGTGGCCAGCAGGGCTCCGTCAAATTCGACGACGCGGGCACCACTGCTGCAACCATCACCAGCACCCGCTCTTGGTCTTTGACCGTTGAGAAAGAATCGCTGGACACCACCGCCCTTGGCGCTACCTATCGGGCAAATGTCGGCGGGCTGATCAGCGGCTCTGGCACCTGCGAAGTGCTGTATACCGCTAGCAGCGCAGACGAAACCAACGTCTTCATCGAAATGGTCAATACGGCCAACGATGAGGGACTGGCACTGTTTGAGCTGTTCCTTGATACCACCGGCACCAAAAAAATCAGCTTTGATGGTGTCATCACCTCGGCTGAATACTCTGCCACTGTCGGCGAAATCGAAGTCATTACCCTGAACTTCGTGACCAACGGCGCCATCACTCTGGACATCTGATCATGGCTTTTTATCGCGGCCAACAAGGCACCGTCTTTTTTGACAAAGCTGGTAGCGGCGGTCTTTCCGAGATTGCTGCTGTGCGCTCTTGGTCTATGACCGTTGAAAAGGAGTCGTACGACGTGACCTCCCAAGGCGCCACTTACCGCGCCAACGTTGGTGGTCTGATCAGCGGGTCGGGCACCATCGAAGTCATGTACGACGCTCCCGGTTCTGGCGACAAACTTGATCTGATCAAGGATGTGAACCAAGCCACCGACGAAGCCGATGCAGCCGTTGAGCTGTATTTGGATGAAACCGGCGGTAAAAAGATCACGGGCACCATCGTGGTGACGAGCACCGAATACAGTGCTACGGTTGGCGAGATCGAGATTGTTACCCTCAATTTCGTTTCTAGCGGAACCCTGACCCTGAGCATCTAATGCCCGCCGCAAATCAGCGCCCTGTCGATCTTCTCACCGGGGCGTTTGACCTGAACCAGCGCCGTCGGTTCGACATCAAAGGAGCCGATGGCGCTGTTGTCTTGTCGCTGTACTTCAAGCCGATCACTCGTGCTGACCGTAAGCGGGCAACGACTTTGGCAGGCAGCGAGGAGGCTTTGGAAATCAGCACGCAGATGCTGTGCCAGATGGCTGAGCTTGAGGATGGCACCAAGGCCTTTGCTGCTGCCGACGCCGCCAAGCTGCAACGCGAACTGCCTGAATCGGTGCTGAACGAGCTGGAGCTGTTCCTGTTTGGTTTGGGTAGCTCCGAGGGTCTTGAGGAAGCAAAAAACGGCTAAAGGAAGACTCTTGGCTGTTCTTTGAGTTCTTCCTAGCCACCGAATTGGGTAAAACGGTTAGTGAACTGCGTGGTCAGTTGACCGAAGCTGAATTTGTGATGTTCGCCGCCTATTACGAGGTCAAGGGCGAACGCGAAAAAGAAGAGATGGATAGGGCCAACGCCAGAGCACGGCGATAGACTGCAAAGACAGGGTTGACGTGTTTCTGTGGCCGTAGCTGTCGTTGACGTACAGGTAAGCATTGGGAATGCCCTTAACGCAACACAGCGCCTAAAAAGTGCTGCTAGTGAACTGCAGGTTCAGTTTCAAAAAGTTCAGACAGCAGCTACCAGCGCGGGCGCTAGCGCCATTCAATTTGGGCGAAATCTAGAGCAAAATACTAGAAAGCTTCGTGAACAGGCCAGCACGGTTCAAGGCCTCGTTGGGGCATATGCAGGCTTCCGCACGATCAAAGGTGCCATTTCTGCGGCGGTTGAGTTGGAATCGGCAGAAAAAAGAGCAGAGCTTTTAACGCAACGATTCACCAAATTATCTGGTATTCAACAGGTTGCCGCGCAATCAGCGGATAAGTTTCGAATTAGTCAAACTGCGACGCTGACCGCCTTGGTTGACCTTGGAAACCGCTTGGGGCCACAGGGCGCGACCATCAATGAAATCAAGGATGTCTACGAAGGATTTAACACCATACTTGCTATCAACAAAGTCTCGACTCAAGAGGCGGCGGCTGCTCAGCTCCAATTAAACCAAGCCCTTGGCTCTGGGCGATTAGCCGGGGACGAGTTCCGCTCTGTTAACGAAGCTACGCCCCAAGTTATAGACGAGATTGCAAAAATCATGAAAATTGCCCGTGGCGAGGTTAAAGATTTCGCCGCTGAAGGCAAAGTTACAGCGCCAATTTTGATTCAGGCTTTACGTAATATTAAGGAAAAAGGCGCAGACGTACTTGAGCAATCTTTTAATACGGCTGGCGGAAGATTACGCGCTTTTCAAAAAGCACAGGTAGAACTTGCGGCGGCAATCGGCACACAGTTATTGCCAGCTTTTACGCCATTACTTACAACGGTCACTGATCTAATTGTTAAATTTGCAGCGGCCCCAACGCCCGTCAAAGGCTTTACTGCTGCAGTTGTTGGTATCACCGGCGCCTTAGTAATTCTTGGCCCCGTGATTAGTGGAACCATCACGCTAATTAAGGCGATTGGTGTTGCAACTTTGGTTGCCGGCGGTCCGTGGATTGCACTAGCGGCTGGCATTACGGCTGCAACGGTTGCGTTGGCAAGTTTTCAGACGCAATCACAGAAAAGGACAAGTGCGATTGGCGCGGCGGCATTAACTGGCGATACCAAAGCACTCAAGGAAGCGAGAACAGAATTAAAGAATTTGCAGACACAAATTGATAAAACAAAAGGACCAAGCGCAGGTGGCGGCCAGCGTTCTGCCGGTGGTCAAACCATTGCGAATTTGAAGGCTAGAGCAACAGTTCTTCAAAGGCAAATACAACAAGGCGAAGCAGTAGCCTCGGCGGCTGCCATGCCAGATGGCTTGCAAACATTGCCGGGGGGCGATGAAGAGAAAAAGAAAAGAGGCAAAACAGACGCTGAGCGCGCGGCTGAGGCAGCGGCCAAGGAAAGGCAACGCGTGGCCGAAGTTGTACGTGATCGAGTTGCAGAAGCTGGGATACTACGCATCAATTCAAACCTGCAAGACAAAATTGCGGCAGCGCAGGCAGCACGGGATCCGATGCTTGTGGCGCGTCTACAGGGGCTTCAGCGCGAAGTTGATTTGCAATACAAGTATGCACAACAGCTTGCAGCCGAAAAAGATTTACGCGCTCAAGAGGCCATTATTTTTGAGGGGAATTCGGCGTTAATAGCGAATCAGCGCGAAACACAGCGCAGCATGGCTGAAATTCAGCGCCAGCAAGATCAAGACCATATGGATGCGCTGAAAAAACATATTGAGCAACAATATGAACTCAACACAGCAGTTCAGCAACAAAAGGCACTAGCGGATGGAATAGCGGGCAGTTTGGGGCAGGGATTGACAAGCACATTTGATTTATTGATTCAGGGCTCTCAAAACTGGCAGCAAAGTCTCCAGCAAATTGCTTCTGGTGTTTTGGTTGATATTGCCAATCAACTACTTCGTATTTTTGTGATTGAGCAGGCGATTAACTCAATCCGAGCATTTCTGACGCCATTTAGCCCAAGCACTCCGATTGGTGCCGGTGGTGGCGCGGTTGGCAGGTTTGGGACTCTTGGGCCTAATTACGGCATCCCGCAGCGTGCCAACGGGGGCTCCGTGATGGCTGGCCAAGGTTATTTGGTCGGCGAACGCGGCCCTGAACTATTCATGCCGGGTCGTAGCGGTGGCATTGCTCCTTCCGGTTCCTTTAGTGGCGGTGCA